GCCTTTGAGCTCTACGCAAAGAAAGGTTTTCATAAAGCCTTTAGAGATGACGAAAAGCAGACCGATTTATTTTGGTTAGCTTGGGAGTGTATTAGGACTAGCGGCGAAACCGTAAAAAGTTTTGGCCCTGAGTTTTTAGATACATTAGCTCGAGTCGAGGTATTAGACGACGAGCCTTTAAGCTAGGGCGGGACTCTCTAACTCACTTGGTAGCGCAACTATCAATACGGTTAGGGATCCCGCCTCAAGCGGTTATAGATCTCGATGTAGAGATGTTTAAGATGTTAGTACAGGTATTAAACGAGCAGGCTGAGGAGGCTAAAAATGTCCGTAACATTAGACGGCGTTAAAGAGACTCTAAGAGCTATGCGTAAAGTCGATCCTGAGCTATTAAAAGAAATGAATAAAGAGATTAAAGGGATCATGATCCCGATACGCGATAAGGCTCGAGAGTACGCGCCTACCGCTGCGCCAGGTGGCCTTTATAACTGGGACGAGGGTAAGTACACTCGAAAGATCACGGCCCGTAACTCTGCTTTTAGGACTTTTAATAATGAGGGACGGTTACGCCGTTTTCCACTTTATCAAGCTGAAGTAGTACGTAAAGGTATTTATTACACCGCAGCGCCAAGTAAGCGTAACCGTAATGGATGGAGCTCTCAATACATCGTAGCTAATGCCTCGGCTAGTGGATCCATTTACGAAACCGCCGGACGTAAAAACCCGGGTGGAGATCCTAAGAGCAGATCTAATAACCCGGGTGCCGGCGCTCATTTTGTTAGTCGTATGGGCCCTCTATATGGAGATGGTAATAGCCGTGGCCGTTTGATTTTTAGAGCTTGGGCAGAAAATCAGGGCAAGGCTCAAGCTGCGGTAGTACAAGCTATACAGAATACGATCGCAGCCTTTAACCAAGGCCGTTACGACAAGGCGGCATAATGCCAAAGTTACCCGATTTATTAGTTAATGCCGTTACTACCTTTGATGGTAAAGCTTTATCTAAAGGCCAAAAGCAGATACAAGGCTTTGAGAAAGGCGTAAAAAACCTTGCTAAATCTTTTGGCTTAGCCTTTAGCGCAGCAGCTCTAGCTCAGTACGGTAAAAATGCCGTTAAAGCTTTTGCAGCTTCAGAGCTCGAAGTAGCGCAGCTTACTACCTCCGTACGTAATTTAGGTTTAGCTTTTGCTACGCCTGAAATAAATCAATACATAGACAAGCTCGAAGCGGCTACAGGTGTAAATCGAGATCAGTTGCAGCCGGCGATGATTAAACTTTTACAGGTAACGGGCTCAGTAGCTAAAAGCCAAGAAATACTAAACCTTGCTATGGATGTAGCCGCGGGTACGGGTACCGACTTAGCTAAAACTAGCGAAATATTAAGCCAAGCATATGTAGGTAACTTTAAGGGCTTGAGATCTCTTAACCTTGGCCTCACTCAAGCCGAGTTAGCCTCTACAGACTTTGAGGAAGTACAAAAGCGCCTACAAGTACTATTCGCAGGCCAAGCTAAAGTAGCCGCCGATAGTTACGTAGGCTCTATGAATAAGCTCGCTATTGCCTCAGAAAATGCAAGCGAGAAGATCGGTAAATCTTTAATTAATGCACTCACCGCTTTATCCGGTGGAAAGACTATCGACGACACTATTTCTAAAATCGATACCCTAAGCACGGCGATCGCCGGGCTCATCGATGCCACGATAGGACTTAAGGCGGGCGAGATCCTGCAACAGTACTACGGCCTTAACGCGGGCAAAATCCCGGGCGGGTTTGGTAATCGCTCACTCTCTGCGGGCAATCAAGATACACAAAGGGCAGATGCTAAAGCCCGGGCCAAGGCCGAGGCAGATGCAGCTAAACGAGCTAAAGAGTTATTAGCTCTGCAACGTAAATCGCAAATTGCAGAAAAAAATAAACTTTCGTTATCAAAGGCCGCTGCCGTATTTGATACTAACCGCATCTCTATTGCTGCGGCTTTACGCGCTACTTACGATAAAGAAACACGTATACGCCTTGAGGCGCTTATGGCCATCGAGGACGAAAATGGCGATGAAGCTCTACGCAAGATTAGCGAGTTAGCCGCTTTTCAGAAATCCGCAGATTTAGACAAGCTTAAAGGCATCACTCAAATTAGCGACGCAACTCTTAGGGCTCTAAATACTCAATTATTAACAGAGCTTAAAAGTATCAACGATAGCAAAATGGCCGAGTCTGAAAAAGAAAATGCGCGACAAATTGCTTTCGGTAAATATAATGCAGCAATTACCGCCGCTGGCGATTTAGCACGTAAAGAGAGTTACGACGAGCGTACACAAATCCAATTAACCGAGATAGCTCGTTTAGCCGCTTTGAGTAATACCTCAAATGCACAATTAACTTTAACAAAATTAAATGAAACGGCAGACTTAAACTCGATCGATAAGGTCGCCGCAGCTTGGAAAAAAGCCTATGACATACAAATCGAAGCAGAGAAATATTTAACGGCTCTAAAGCTACAAAATCTTAACGCCGTATCTTTAGCCGAAAACGATACCCTCGATAGGAAACTACGCGGATACTCGTCCTCTGCCCTTGCTATTGCGGGTCTAGCTGCAACCGAGCGCCAAGCGGCGATACAAAAGTTAGCGAGCGATATTGGTACCGCCTCACTTGTACAAGGTATAAAAGCCGGATTAACTCCTGAGCAAGCCGCCGTAGGTGCCCGTTATGCAGCTCAATCGGCATATAACTATTACATCCAAATTACGGCAGGTATTGGAGATCCCGAGGCTATAGCTCGATCTCTTGAGGATGTACTTAACCAATCCGGATACAGAGGTACCTCAACTAACCGGGATACAGGACTTTACATACTATGAGTGCTTGGTTGCCTGAGTGGCGTATTACCGTCGGTACTACCGTTTATACAAATGTATTAAGCGTAAGTATGGCCACGGGGCGAGATGATATCGATTTACAATGCAACGCCGGCTATGCCCGTATGGAGATCGTAAACGTAAATAATACGGCTTTTGATATTGATGTAACCGATGTATTAACTCTAGAGCTTAAGAATAGCTCCGGTACTTACGTCCCGGTGTTTGGCGGATCGGTATCAGATTTTGGTATTTCGGTGCGCTCTCCCGAGGAAGCAGGCTTTATAACAATCGGTAATATATTGGCCGTAGGATCTCTTGCTAAATTGACTAAAGCTCTTTTCCCGGATGCTTTGCCTAAAACTGAGGACGGCACTCAGATTTACGACATCCTTAACGAGCTTTTAATTAACTCATGGTTTGAGGTTGCACCGGCTTTACAATGGCAGGACTACGATCCTACGACTACGTGGGCTAACGCTGAAAACGTGGGACTCGGCGAGATCGATCAACCTGGTCTATACGAAATGATTAGCCGAGCAGCGGACCCTTTTAGCAGCTATAACTTATGCGCTCAAATTGCACAAAGCGCACTCGGTAATATTTACGAGGACAAGGCGGGCAGGGTTTGCTATGCCGATGCAGACCATCGCACCGCTTATCTCTCGACTAACGGCTACACGACTCTTTCAGCTAATTACGCTATCCCGAGTACGGTTAAGTCGATTTTACAAATTGGCAAGATCCGTAATTCTCTCGTCTTTAACTATGGTAATAATTACAACTCTCAGGCTACGGCCCTCGATGCAACGTCTATCGCTAATTATGGCCGATATCAGCGCAGCGTAAACTCAAACCTGCACAACCTGTCAGACGTAAATGATGTAATGGATCGCGAGTTAGGCCTGCGCGCTATCCCTCGAGAGCAGCTACAGGCCATTACCTTTAGACTCGATAATCCTAATTTACCTGATGCTGAGCGTAATAAGCTTATCGATGTATTTTTTGGGCAGCCTCTTATTATTAATAATTTACCGATCAATATGTTTAACGGATCTTTTAACGGCTTTTTAGAAGGCTTTGCGATCAGGGCCACGCCTCAATTTGTGGACATAACGCTCACTCTAAGCCCTACAGATTTCTCATTAGTCGCGCCACAATGGGACACAGTAAGCCCGGCTAACCTAGTTTGGACAGGTGTAAACGCTACACTTGAGTGGGAAAACGCATATGGAGGTTTAACTTGAGTACCGTCACCCCGAATTTTAACTGGCCCGTACCTACGTCGACGGATTTAGTCCGAGACGGTGCTACGGCTATCGAAGCATTAGGCGACTCTATCGATGCAAGTTTAGTCGATCTTAAAGGCGGCACAACCGGTCAGGTCCTAGCTAAAGCATCTAACACGGATATGGATTTTGTTTGGTCTGCTTCATCCGGTGACATTGAGGGAGTGACAGTAACTAGCCCTCTAACAGGAGGCGGCACAACTGGGACCGTCACGGTAGGTATTCTTAGCGGCACTACCTCTAATCTCGGTGCGGTGCAGCTTTCAGACTCTACCTCAAGTACCTCTACGACTTTAGCTGCTACGGCTAATGCGGTAAAAACTACTTACGATCTTGCTAATGGGGCTATTCCAAAATCTTTAGTAGATGCAAAAGCCGATATTATTACGGCAACCGCCGATAACACTCCGGCACGTTTGGCCGTAGGTACAAATGGTCAGGTATTAACGGCGGACTCAACGACGGCAACCGGCTTAAAGTGGGCAGCCGGAGGCGGTACGCCTACTTATACGTGGACAACTTACACACCATCAAATACGGGTATTACATTAGGTAACGGCACTCAAACGGCACGTTATGTAAAAATCGATAAAACAGTTTTTGTATCTTATAAACTTGTTTTAGGATCTACCTCATCGTTTAGCGGTGCTATTTATGTAGGATTACCTTCGACAAATAGCAGCATCTCAACTTGTAGCATAAATGCAACAGATGCCGGCGTCGGTAATTTCTTAGCATCAGGTGTAGCCGATGCTTCTACTGGGACCGTCCTATGCAGACCAATTAAAACAAATACAACTTATGCGACGTGGGATGACAATTTAACTTCATTATTTACTTGGGGTACTAATGACGTTTTACAATTCTTTATCACTTACGAGGAGGCATAAAATGGCATTTACATTTAATCCTGATTTTCCCGATGCGACCAATGAGCAAAAATGGGAGCAGATCCGACGATGGCGTAACGCTAAACTTGTCGCATCCGATTGGACACAAATCGCAGATGCACCCGTAGATAAATCTGCTTGGGCAACTTATCGCCAAGCTTTAAGAGATTTACCTTCTCAAGGCGGCCTAGCCGATGATGCGGTTATTCCAAATGAGCCTAACTAGCTATAACGGATACCCGGCCTCTAAAGATCCGGCTGAGATAAAAATAAAGTCCTACTCCGTAAGGGGCACGGACCGTAAGCTAAGGTGCGCTGAGAGTGTTGGGCCTCTCTTGGCCGCCTTTGCTGCGGAGTTTCACGAGTTAATCGAGCCGATCGATGAGGGCACGTTTGACGATTGGGGCTACGCTTTTAGGATGGTGCGCGGATCTACCGATCGCTTATCGTGTCACTCATCCGGCACGGCTATCGATCTAAATGCTACAAAGCATCCACTAGGCAAGGCCGGTACTTTCCCGGCTGAAAAGACCCCAATGCTAAGAGCTCTAGCTAAAAAATACGGACTTAAATGGGGCGGAGACTTTAAGAGCCGTCCGGACGATATGCATTTTGAGGTAGAGGTATCAGCGAGCAAGGCTAAAGCATTAATCGCTAGTTTAGGTTTAGAGTAAGACAAACCCTAAAGGGCGTTTAGGAGCAAGTAATGAAAGAGCAAGCAATAGCCGCAGCTAAGTCCTACGGCCGTGCATCCTTGGCATCCGTAGCCGCGCTATATATGTCAGGTATTACAGATTACAAAGTATTGGCTAACGCGTTTATCGCAGGGCTAATCGGACCATTACTCAAGGCGCTACAACCTAGTGAGAAGCAACTAGGCGTAGGGTCTAAGTAATGGAAAGAGCTCAGCTCGTAGTTGGTATAGCACTCGGGAGCTTTACCATTTTGGGGCTAGGAGCTGGGCTCGTCCGTCATATGGTTAAGTACTATCTAGCCGAGTTAAAGCCGGACGGCAACGGCGGCCATAACCTAGCCGGGCGCGTGGAGCGTATCGAGCAACGGGTAGACCGTATTTACGAGATCCTGCTCGAGGATCGTTTAGCCAAGTAGCGACACGCCAAACGTCTATACGCTTTGTATTCTGACATTTTGCCCTCATACTGATACTACAAACGCTGAGAGGGCTACTCGGTAGCTTAATCGGCCTTAACAAAGGGCTAAGTATATGAATAGTGCAGA